GACAGGAATATGGGCAAGTCAAACCCACTGCTCCGTGATCTTCGCTTACGCGCAAAGCGCGGAGGCTTAGACCCGTCGGTGTCAAAAGTGGTATTGACTCCTCGCATATCGGCAACGAATAACCAAAACAGGAGTCCGCCCACATGTGAATGTGGAATGATTTCCTGTGGCCAATAAAGCTCGAATCGAGCCCGATGGCCGGTTACAAGTGATGACCGGGATGTAACATCCTGACCACCATAGAGATCTGTCGGAATAAAGACTCTCCACTTAAGGAGAAACCCTTCATACCTAGGATCTACAACGCCGAGATCTCGACTAGCCCACGAAGTGAGCTGGTTGAGAAAGAGGATCAAATCACTAACGGTCCGGATAGGCTTCCTCAAGAATATTGGGGAAACATCACGACCAGCGTACCAGTGCTTACCGCAAGACTCGCGAAAGGGTCCGTCCACAAAGGACTTAGACTCGTTCACGGAAAACCCGCAGAAGCACAGGGCCGAAATCAGTTCATCACTGATCTCAGCTGGAGCGATTATATCGTCTCCATACACAGACACACGACCTCTGACTCCTGTAAAATAGGATACGGCTCTCGTTATAGAGTAGAAGAGCAAGCTCTCCAGCTCAAACGTGAAGCCATTTCCCATTGAGGAGAACATTGAATTGATATGCCACTCATCATTAACAAATGTTAATGGCGACCGGACACAATTCATCGCATGGAACCAAGCAGGAGGCATAAGCCTTCTAACGAGTTCGGTAGTGACAGAGTCACTAGCAGAAGAGAGATCAATAGTCATAAGACGATTGAAAATACTCCCTTCTCGAGCGAGTTTCTGGTTAACACGCTGGTCGTTCAGATTTACTCCAACCTTCATCAGGCTGGATCGAATCTGTTTTCCCAGCATGCGCTGCAGAAACATGTTAAGATCGGGTTCTTTACAAGCAACACGATCGATTTCAGAGTTCTTAGGAACAGTGAATAGGACGTTACCTTCGACGAAGTTGGGTTCCAAACCAACCTCACGCCAGTGGTCAGCCCATCGCGTGTTCTCTGATAACAGAGACCACATCGAGTAGGCCGGTCGAGTAGCGTCAGCTGCGTCAAGGAACTTCAAGGCTGGATGGCCTTGCGCCCGTTTCTTACTGGTAGATGCCCCTCCACTGAAACCTCCAAAGGAGAGATCAAGACGAGGGACATCCGGTAGAATCGTGGCGATAATAGAACTGACCTTATCAAGGAATTTCCGAATGGAAACGCCCGGAATTAGGTCTCCAGTTGAGTGTCCAAGATTGAACACGCGACTATTGGTTCTATTATTAGTCGACTCGGTTTGAAGCCATTTATCAATGGCACGAGACGCTCTAATCCTTGCAGAAGCTGAGTCTAACTCCGTATACTTCGAGAGAAGCATACGAGAGAGATACTCAGCCTCAAAGGAATCATCCTGCGACAGAATCGACAGGAGTTCCGCTGATATCTGCGGGGTTAGGTTCCGTGACAGAACTCGGTCCGCTGTTCTCAGCGGGATCCGTTTCTTTGACATGGGATACTTCTCCAGTGGTAAGAGTTATTCCACTACTGTTAGCAGTAAAACTGCATGCAGTAGAGAGTGACGTAGCCACGAGGGCTACGAGGCGCATCAAGGTTCTCATACATTCCTCCATGAGGAGTAAGAGGAAGCCTACGAATGAGAGGCAGCCGATAAAGGCTGGATCAAATTAGTAGACACCCTGAAGCGCTGTGACAACGTCGTTGACGAGGGTCTTGGAAGGATCCAAGGCAGTCATCAACATGCCGACGATGTCTTTTCGCTCCTGCAGCGTTGAAGTCGCTTCAAAAGTGAAGGTCAGATCGGCATACGCCGTTCGGGCCACGACCGGGGTAGAAATCCCGTTCACCACCTGTGTTGCGACGACTGGCATAGCAAGCTGGATAGTCGCTTTATAGCGACCACCAGGCTGCGTCTGCCGAAGGCTGATGGAAAACCGATTGTTACCAACTGGAACACCGGACGACTCCACAACCGTACCGACGTTACCCACGATATCGCGGGGAACGAAAGTATGAGCGACGGGAGTACCTGCCCTATCTGTGAGGATAAGGTTCTGTAGCTGCGGCATTTTGCGCAACCTTTCTGTAAGGTCATACCTTACCGAGGAGTTGTCGCACGAGTGCTAATGCATTCAGTGCGTGTTTGGAACTGAAAGGGCTTTTATAGTAGAAACCAGGGTAGGGAAACCCACCGAGCTTTCTCCTAGTATAGCTCTCACAATGAGACGTTATCCCAAACGAATTCGTTAGGGGTAACGCACCACTATCATAGCCCATGTAGGTCATATGGCGGTCTGAGACCACCTTATAAGCACTACAGCCATCTATGAAAGTTACACCTGCGCGAGCAGTTAGAGCTTCAAGGAAGTTGCCAACTGGAATAAACCAGTCGACAACAAAGGACCAGGGAGTTAACTCCCAAGCAACCTCAGCGGGGTTTATAAGCCCCATTTGGTTGAGATTTGACAAATAACTTGGTTCGACAGAGTAATAGACTTTCATCTTATACTTTGTCTTCCAGTTAATGTCAATCTTAGTC